GCGTCCTCAAGCAGAGAGGTAATCCACACCTGCTCGGCAACGTCAAATTCACGTCGTAAGCGGGTGCCGAACTCCAAATATGTTGCGAACGCTTCCACCATAATTGCTACTCCTTAGGAGGTCTTGACAGGGGCGATGACGAGCGCCGAGGGGCGAACCACCTTGGAACCGAACACGTGCAGGCCCTTGAGAGCATCGCCGAAGCGCTTCTCGGGCGAGTACGCCTTCGTTTCGAGGATCTGCTGCGCGAACGAGTGCGCCAGCGACGTACCGGCGATCACCAGGGGGCTCGTGCCAGCAGCGACCGCGACGGCAGTGTTGACTGCTGCCGAGTTGGCGACCGACACGGTTGCGACGGTTCCGCCCACGTTCACGGAGACAACCTTCGAGCTCGCGCCCACGCCGGTTCCGGTGATGACCGATCCAGCGTCGGACTGCTTCCACAGACCGGAAGCCGAGGCGATCGTGAACTGGCCACTGGTGCCAGTCGCGTCGGTGATGCTGTGAGCGACACCGAACGGGGCGTTGTTCGACTTGTAGATCTTGAATCCAGCCGCGTCACCGACCTGCCCGTTGTGCAGCGCGGTCGTTCCCGACTCATTCTGACGAATGAACCGAGCGTCGAGCTGAAGCTTCCCGTAGACAGCCGGGGGAAGCACGATCCAGCGCAGTTCCTCGGGGATGTTCGCGGTGTCGAGAGCGACCGAAGCAGGCACGAGCACCTGGTCGTAAACGTTGCTCGCCGTGGCGGAAGCGTCGACCGAACCGAGCGAGACGCCGGCAGCAGCAGCCATCTTTGCGGCGGCGTGCTGGTCGGCCTTGTCACGCAGCCCGAAAGCAGCGCGGCGGGTGGCCTCGTCCATTGCGCCGCCCGCGTTGCGGATCTGCGCCTTGTCGATGTCGTCAATGCCGAAGTTGAAGCTGTTGGCCTGGTCGATGACGAGGCTCTGCGAGCTGTCAGTGATTTCCTCAGCGCCGGCGAGGTCGACACCCTTGACGTACGGGGTGATCGTCGGGTCGGCGATGCTGGTGATGTTCACCGAGGAACCGAAGGCGCTGATGTCGCCCTCGTAGTCGGTGTTGGAGCACGGGGCGCCAGCGTAGACCAGCGACTTGTCGAGGGTGACGAGCAGCTGTGCGTTCCAGATTGCCGGGGTGAAATTAGTGAATGCCATGGTCGGCCTTTCGTGTCGGGGTTATTTGATTCCAAGAAGGGTGTTCAAGCGCCCCTCAGCTTTCGCGTCAACAATCTGCTGCGGGCTGAGAGTCTTGAGTCCTTCTTGGGTGAGCTGCGTCGGTCGCGTGGACTCATTGCGAGTGCCGGTGTCACCCGAACCCTGGAACCTCTTGCCACCTTGCGCAGCGAGGTAGGGCTTTGATGCAATGAGGTCGTCAATCGCGGATGCGACTGTAGCGGCGTCGATTTCGCCGTCCTCCCCGACTTCGATGGAGGAAAGTTCTAGGAACCGGAGCGCGTCGGCAGGGTCAGCGAGCTTGCCCGCTGCGGCTGCGCGCACTTCGGCTTTGAGGATTCGTTCGTTGGCGGCGGCGAGTGCGTCATCGCGCACCTTCTGGTTGTCCTGCTCGGCCTTGTGCTCAGCCTCACGCCCTTCAGCGGTGGCCTTGAGCGAGGCGTTCTCGGACGCGGCTGCCTTGAGCGCCTTGTCAGCGTCTTTCCACTTCGCCTTCATGGCGTCGAGGGCCTTCTTGCCAGGGTCGCCGAGAGCATCGGCGCCGGCAGTGTCTTCGGCCTCGGATTCAGTGGCGTCGGTGGTGGCATCCGCGGCGGTGGTTTCTTCGGCCTCGGTGGTGGTGTCTTCGTTGTCAGGCATTGTGCTCCAATTTGCTTGGTCGCCGCATTGCGCGGCTGTTGGGTGGTGCTAGAAATCCATGTACCCGTAACGCTTGAGAAGTTCGCGCGCTCGGGCGGGGTTACCTTCCGACATCAACTGCAACTGCTCAGGCATGAGCCGCAGGGTCGTTGTGCGCCGGTATCGGCCCTCTTTCCCAGCCGTGAATGTCGCTGCGCCCTCAGACCTTGCGAACGCGCCTCGTGCCGTCGTGCCCTCGCCCGTGATGAACACGGTTAGCGGGGAACCGTCAGCCTTCACGCCGATCCGAGTTGGGACGAGCCGGGAGGGAGAGCCATTCAGCCCGCCGCCCCTGGTCATGCCGCGGCGAGCATTGACGACGCTGATCGGATTGGCGCCCTCACGAATGGCGAACGCCCCCGACTTCGTAAACACCCGCTCTTGCTCAGCAGCAGACAGCGACTCGAAGTAATCGGTTGGCGTGTCATGGAAGCCATCAGGGGGACTCTCGCCAACCGGAATCGGAACCGACGTGCACCGGCACCGAGGGTGACGCTCGAATGCGTTGCGGTAATCATCGCGGCCCGCAAGAATCGCGCACCGTGAACAAGCACCAGCCGAGACGACGCGCACGTAGCGCGTGTATCCCTTACCCGTTGCGAGCGTGGCATCAGCTTGACGGCCCATGTCCTGCACCGCCGCACCGATCACCGTCGCAAGGAAGCTGGCACCGACCTCGAACGCTCGCGCCGGGTTCATCCCTGCGCCGATCGCCCGCTTAGTCGTCGTCACCGAACCGAACAATGCCGGCGCAACCTCACGCCCATCGAGCATGACCCCGCCGAACGCCTCAGGGACCAACGCGGCCCGCTGCGGAGTGTCGCCCCACGCCTTCGACACCGAATCCATGTACGGCGTTGATTGGCGTGCAGCGGTCACCTGAGCGGCAGTTACGACCGCCGTGAGAGCCGGTGCGATCCGGTCCCACGACGCATCCAAATTGCCAACGTCGGCCTGCTGCCAAATGCGCAAGCTCTTAGCCGTCGCCCTGTGCGTCAGTAGCTCGCGCTGGTCCTGAAGGTCAACTGCCAGGCTGAGAAGCTGCCCCATCAGACGCCCCCGAATCAATAGCGGCCTGAACGCCGAACGACATCGCTTCCTCGGACTCACGCGCCGCCATTTTCAGCACACGCTTCACCTCGAGCGGGTCCAGCCCGTCAACCTCCATGAGGTATTCGAGCGGGTAGCCCATCTGCTTCTTCTTGATAAGCGCGTCGGCAAGCTGCGACTCCGAGCGGATCTCAGGATTCATCCACGTAATCGTTGCCAGCCGTGTCGCCTGCGCCAGCTTCTCGTCACCCATGGCCAGGGCCACAAGCCGGTACACCTCGCGCAAAGCGGGGGTGGCGAACGTCTGAAACTCGAGCGTCTTCTTGACCAGCCCAATCTCCGACGCCTTCAGCCCCTCGCCGTTCACGTTCGACATGCCCGTCTTGGAGACAAGGTACGTCGGCGGCGTGCGAGTCTGAGCGGCAATGTGACCGACCGCGATCTCAATGGTGTCCGAGAACACGTCGAGCTTCGCAGCATCCCACGAGTCGATCGCAGTGTCAGCGCCCGACAGGTACAGCAGGCGCTTCTCGGCAAGGTCTTTCATGTCGACGGCCTTGGTGCCGATCTGCTTGCCCGTGTTATCCAGAATCGGAGTCATCGGCGGACCCTGATGCAGCACAACACGCGCCGGCATCGAGGCATAGTCAGCAGAGAGAAACAGGTACGACCAGAGCAGGTTGATTGCGTCCTGCATGGGGATGACGCCCTGAATCTCAGAGACAGGATCGCCACGCAGCATGGGCCGGTTCGGGATCTCCACAACCGGCACAACACCGATCGGGTTATTCAACGGCCACACCTCGCCGGCAACCACGCGCGGCACCCAGCCACCCTCCGAAACAGCGTCGACCTTCGCCTGCTCAGCCTGAGACTTGCCCTCATCCTTAGCAGCAGACCGCGACCGCTCAAACTTCCACACCAAATCAGGCGTGAACAGCGTCGCGTACTCTCGCTTGTCGTCAGCCCACGTTTTCAGTGCAGCCTTGCGGATGCGCGGGTTCGCCCAGTCGTACTCAATCTCGACGTCGGAAGCATGCTCCCACGTGATCGTGGGCTCATCGTTCGCGTCACCCCACACAATCGCAAACGACCGCGACGTAATCAGAGACGAAACGAAGCCCTGCGAGCTCTGCATTTCCATCTCATTATGGAGCCACTGCTTCCACAGCTTCTCAGCCGCACCCTCAGCACCATCCCCGAGCTTGATTCCCGTGTGCTTGAGCCGTTCACCCTCAGCATCCACAACCGGCTTAGTCCAGTTGTCCGAGAACCCCTCATAGCGGGATGCGTTCGCCTTCCGCCACTCTTCCGTAGCGAACGACAATGGCTGCTTACCCTCGTAATACTGCTCGCGAGTGTCGAATGTAGGGCGACGACCCACGAGACGCGCATAAATGCGATTCGTGAGTGCGAGGGCTTCTGTGGAATCCAAAA